GCAAATGGTCTGTACCACTCTCTATTTTTTAATTTATTGACTATTTTTTTACCATTTTTGTTTCTTGGATCAAATAAAAGTGACCTATGACCAAGTGCTCTGGGTCCAGATTCTGGGTTTCCGTCAAAAATCGCAAGAATTTTTTGATTTTCAAGAATTTCACACAGATCATCAACATTTTTTTCTTCTCCAACACCATCATCAAGCGATTCTTCGATATAATGGTGATAAAAATTATCTTTCGGAGTCAAAATCGACTCATCATTAGTCAATTGACGGTACAAATGCATTGCGGCACCAATTCCAATGCCAGTATCGTCGGATAATGGCTCAAAATAGAAGTTCACATCAGGCAAGTTCTTAACATAATACGAATTTGCGACAATATTAAGACCATAACCACCAGAAATACACACATTTTTGACTCCAGTCGCATCAACATGCTTTTTAATCGTTTCTAGTGCGACTCTTTGCGTCTCTGACTGAACATTTTTTGCCCAATTAGCATATTTTTGATAATTTTCTGATGTGATGTCTGAGATTATCTCATTTTCAGACCCTTTAAAACACGTAACAGGCATTTCTCCGTTAGGTTCATTACGTGCTTCTTGAAATAACTCATCAATTACGTTTAAATCATCATCAAAAAACTTTTGAGTGAAAGAATCATCACCATAAGACGATAATCCCATGGTTTTTCCATTCTCAAGAGCATGTTGATTGATCATTGTCGTTGCAGACTCATACACTCTCATCAAACTGAACTCATTTTGGTAAGAATATTCATTAATTCCAAGAGATTTTAGGTATGGTTCCATGTATTGACGAATAAGATTAGTATTATTCTTAATCGTCCAGAACTTTTTCTCTAATACCTTAAAATTATTAGGATATGAACAGTGATACACAGTATCTGCTTCTCTACATTGATTCTCAACATCAATAAAGTAGATACTACCGTTCCTATCGCAGACAAATACTAGTGCTTCATCAAAACCACTATTATAAAATGAGATTGCAGCATGATTATCGTGGTGTTGGAATGCAGTGCTATTGCAGAATGGTCTTGGTTCTTTATAAGTCAGTCCAAATAAACTACGTATTTCTTTCTCAGACTCACAATAACCAAAACCACCTGTCATTGGTTCCCATCCATAGACTGCATAGTCAATACCAGTGGACCCATAGACCTCATGTGCACGCTTTAAGCAGTTGATGAAACCACCACTACGCTTGATACCATTAAAGCGCTCCTCCTTAGCAAAGAACTCAATTACACCATCATTAATGACGCACACAGATGCATCATGCATTGCATTAACACCAAGTATTCTCATTCTTCATCACGTTCTTTTGATGTTTTCCAGTGGTATTCATCTTCATCACCCATACCAAGGCGATCATACCCATTTTCTACCTGATAGTACTCTGTACTGACCTTAAAGTCAGGCATCTTAGGTTCTTTGGGTGTTAGACTATTATCAAAGATGCGTAGTCTATTATTAGGATATAAGGCATATTGACCATTACGTAATTCAATCAGATTATGTGACTTATGTTCTGCAGGGTTCTCACTAGTTGCCCAATCAACATAATCAGGATCATGGTGGTAGTTATCAATGGTACAAACATAAGTACCCTTCTGAATACCAAAGTCTCTGGTATAACACTCGAAGTCCATACTACCAATAAACTTCTTATCAACACTAACGACACCGTAGTCCATGCAATTCCAGAACTGTAGATTGGGTAAATCTAGATCGGGGTCTGGTGTCTCTGGTTCTGCTAAGAATGCGCTGATAGGTAACTTATCGTACATTGCGGCATATTCTGGTAAATACGTCTCAAAATAAAACGCACGCCCAGGTATCGACTTACACGACACCCAGACTCCTTTGACAAATTCACCATGCCCAGATTGATGATCAGTCAAATATTCTTTCCGTACCCATACTTCCATTGAAGGAAGGTTTGTAATAAGGCAAGCCATAATATCAAATTATCTTTAGTATCTAGCTCTTCTAAAGTGAACTTCTATTAACTTATCACCTACAAATTCGCAATTGATCCAACCATACCAATAAAGTCCTATAGTCGTCAATATCTTAGGATAGGGCATCTTTATATCAGTTTCATTCCATACCCCATCAGAGTGCACTAATGCACGTCTCTGGTGCTTTACGTGAAAGTCTACAGAGTGTTCACGTGCCCATTGTGGATAACACCCAGTTCTATCCTCATGATATTCATAATCAACTGATGTGATATCACCCTCAAATACCTCACACCAAAATTCTCCTGGGTGTAAATGGTCAGTAGAGCACTCAATGTACTCAACTCTACTTTGACATTCTAAAAGACAAGTACAAGGACTAATGACATAAAAACCGGGTTCGGGAACCTCTAGTCCCATAGGACCACAAGTATAACCCAAACGCCGGCTTAAAAATAACTTATTGTATATCCACAAGTGTTGCGGAAGAATGCGGTTCCACTCATCCGCAACATTGTCAATGTACATCTATCGCCCTTGTCCTCTATACCTCTTACGAGCCGAGTTACGAGAGCTCGCTGCGTATTTCGTGTGCTGACCCGTACCTTGACGAGTTTTTTTAGGTGTTGCCTCAATGGTCTTACCACCACTTAATGGACGCCGAGTTGCCATAATTAATCTCCTACTGTTTTAGTTTCAATTTCATGAGGTTCTGGGGAACCCGTCTGATAATACTCAAGTGCAAGATCTTCCATGCGCTCAAAGTATTCGAATTGACCTAAGTCTTCCCAGAGAACCTCTCCTTTGACGAGTATGGTATACCTGTCCATGTTGATCAGATAACCCTTGTCTTCTCGTGACCGACTCTAATACGAGGATCGCACCAAATCTCAAATCCTGCTTCGATAGCATCGAGACAGAAACTTACATCCTCTCCACACATATCCTGTACTGCTCCAGACTCAAAGACTTGCATCTTAGGAGCAAACCAAGGATACTTCATTTCTTCATGTTCGAATACACCCTTACGAATCAATACCCAACCGAATCCAGTGTAATCGACAGTAAATGGTTTCTGCCGCTTTGCGATTGTTTCGAGAGTTTCATGATTCATGACTCCACCATTGTTCTTGAAGTCATCTTCTTCCAACCAGTGAGCAACAGAAGTGGTCTGTCCATCTTCTGTGCAATACCAACCACCGGCAATATCTTTGTCCATCAGAACTAATTGCCAGAACTTTTCAGTATTAAAAACAATATCAGAGTCAATCCACAACTGCCAATCATATTCCAACTTACCGTTCCATGGAAGTTGGTCGGGTCCACGCAAGACATTTGCTCCCAAGCACTTGCAGCGTGCGAAATTCACCATGCTGCTGTAATCTTGTGAGATCTGAATACTTGCACCTGCCTGTACCAGGTCAAAACAAAGTTGTACAAAGTTCTTTAAGAAGGTGTAAGAAACACCTCTACCGGGAAGACAGAATACAATGGTCTTTCCCTTTACAAGTTCTTTTGCTAGATCATAGTTCCACTGAGTATCTGAGGAACTTTTACTTGTAGGCGTATTTGCCTTTACTGTAAATCCTTTAGCCATGAGATAAGTTAGTTACTTTCATATCATACACCATTATCTATAAGGTGTCAATGAATCACTCTTGTTCGGTGATTACGATCCCATCGACTTCGACTTCGATATTAACTTCAGTCCCTTCAAACCATTGCTTCTCGTCGCATATCCATTCAGGAATAATCACATAGTGCTCCCCACTTACAGGATCGACCTCTACAGTCGTAAAATTTTCTGCGCGATTTTTTTCCATATAGGTGATTCTGTGTCTTGATTTTATATATGCGCGGAATTTTTTTGAGAAAGAGATATTGAGGTCGCGAAAGCAAGACTTTATAGCTTAATGGTACCTAGTCGTTTTATAACCACGCGCCCGCGCAAAAAACCCCCCGACCGGCGGGGGGCTGCTGATTCACGAACGCACGGGGTCAGAGGTCCTCCAGCATCTCATCCATTTCGGTGCGGTCGATCGCTGGATCATCCCACCGGAGACCATCGCCGTTGGTTTCGCCGAATGCCTGCAGGTAGGGGATCAGGTGATCGTATCCGCTGTGCCCATAGACGCGGGCGGTGCGGTAGAGGTGTTCCTCATTGCCGATCCAGAGGGAAGCGCACCAGGTCTCCCAATTTGCCCATCCGTTCATGCTGTCGCTCCTGTGTGGTTGACTTCCATATGATACAGCCGGCAGGGCACGAACCCCGCCATTTGTACCACCTGCTCAGGCGGCACATGCTTGTTTGAACTTAGTGTTGTTGAAGTTAGCAACACTGAAGAGTTGACGATTGACCAACTTAAATGTGCCGAACTGTGAGTGCATAACATAACCCTCACCGTCGATTCTGTCCTGTCCGATGTATGCTTCAGGTCCGTTCAGTTGGCGACACTGAGCAAGCAATTCTTCCTTCAGATAGATCACCAAACCGTAGAGGTGCATTAGTGACTCTTTACCCAGGAAGTCGTCGTTTGTGAGTGGATAACCCTCACGCAGGGAACGGTTAACATTCTGCTTAATTTGCTTCGCTTCCTTATCAGTGGCAAAGTCTACGGTAGGGATTAGTTCGTTAATCATATCTACAACGGGAGGTAACTCAAACTCTTTATCAAGTTGACCAACATAACCCGAAAATGTTCCTGCTTCAGGTTGTACAAAACGGCAGGAGAATTCCCTGCTAGCAAGTGCATAAGACGGCAGAGGGTAGGCAACAGCATCCCTCAAATCTTTGTCACATTTGTAAGTAGTGTGGGGAGCAATAATAATTTTCTCAGTTACTACTTCTGGGAAACGGTACGTGATAGTGTTGGGTGTATATTCGTCAGATCCACCGAAACCGATAAAATCCCCTTGGTAAACATTAACTGTCCAAGGTAACCAATCAAGACAAGCGTGCAGAATAGTTGCAACTTCGCCCACATGGTTTTGGTCAATTTCTTCATGAGAATGATTGATTTTGATTTTTACTTTGTTGAAGACACTTTTGGTCCCAACGAAAAACTTACCGTTCGCAGGGTTTGTACCCCATACGATGGCGGGTGCACCGTCAATCTTAACGCTCAGATTTGGGGTCTCATTGAGAGCAGCAAAAAACCCCGGATCACCAGTGAGGATGGTGTCTTCGGGGTGTTCGATGTGGAGGTTTTTGTTCATGACCCTATTATAGACACGGGAGGCAGTAAAAAGGGGTGGCGATTGTGCCACCCCGTCAATTGGTTCATGCGAGCAGGTAACCGCTCACGAACTCATCAGTCTTCCAGCAGGACTGAGCGCCAAGGTTACCAACCCAGCGACGGACGTACCAGGTCCAATCCTTTTGAAAGACGCCCTCCCCAGCATAGGCGAAGGCAGAGCACAGGGCGTTTAGACGGGACTTGGTAGTGTTGGACTGCCAGCCCCCATCGAACAACTCTAGGGTGTCTTCCGTGACGGTGGCAATGTGGTTCCCGTGAAGGAAGACCTTACTAGCGCCGGTCTCAGGGTCGAAGGTGACGCAGGTGTTGGCGCTGCTCCAGTTGCGGTTGCCTTGGACAGCAGCGATCATCTGGGATTCGATCTTACGCATGGGGTCGTTTGTTTGACTTGATAGAACAATAAAGCATCAGGAGCGCAGTGCCAAAAAATTGTGCCACTACGCCGACTGTCACTCCCCGAAGAAAGCAAAGTGGGCATCAACCACAAAATCAATCACGTCATCCGTGGCGTTGCAATCGAACTGTTCACAGAACCAATCAACCGCCAGGTCAGCGGGTGCCATGGTGTCAAACAGGAAATCCTGCAGGTCCTGCAGGG